GGTTTTCGTGTATATTATTAAAACAAACATCAACGCAGAATGAACATCTATTTGATTGCATCTGAAGATCACAAAGTGTTTGGCGTGGGACAAACTGAACGCACGTTTGAAGAGCGACATAAAGATGGAGATTGGGCAAAGTTTCACAACTATTTGAAAGCAAGAGGAGAAAAACTTGTTTTACTTGGTTGGTGGGAAGATTCCTCTCATCTTGACACTGAGATTCATACATACTTAAAGAAACTTCCTAACGTTCGCAAATATGCAGAGTGGTTCTCACATAAGACCACGCTGGATATTATCAAGAACATTATCGGTGAGGAGTTCTTTCCTACAAATCCTGAAAAGAAAAAAACTCTTAAACTTCGCAAACATCAGGCAGCATTTGTAGCTAAGGCACAGGCAGATTACCTGGAGTTCTTGTTGTTTGCTAAGTGTCGTGCAGGTAAATCTATCATGACACTTTCGCACATTGTTGATAAGGGATTCAAGGTAACTTTGGTTGTTTCCATGTTCAAGTCTCCCATACAATCGTGGAAGGATGATAGCAATAACTTCAGCGACTTTGATAACCTTGTCTTCATTGACACTAGCAAGAAAGATTATCTTGAACAGATTGAGTATTGGTACAACACAGATAAGCAACTTATTCTGTGGTCTACTGTTCAAGGTCAACGCCGAACTTTGAATTTCCCTGTTGATGTTGACCTGCTTGTTTTTGATGAGGCAGATCATGGATACAACAAAGGTATGTGTAACAAACTGCGCGAGGCAACTAACTGCCCCGTGTTGTATGTGACTGGCACTGCATACAAAATGCTATGGGATTTTGCAGACTCCCAACGTTACATTTACTCCTATTATGAAGAGCAACTTGATAAGAGGCGGGGACTGAATGACCGTCCTTCGATGAAGGTTATCCTTGCCAAATATGAATCTGCTCAGTATCAGGCAGTCTTTGGGGATGACCCTGACGCTATGAAGAATCTCTTCAATGTTGATGACGAAGGTAACTTCGTGGAACCTGCACTTGTTCAAGACTTTGTAGTCAGTAAGTTTGTTGGAAATCGCCATGTTCGTTCCCACAATCGTCTTCTTAAAGATTCAACTCACCTGTATATTACACTGCCTTCGATTGCAGCATGTGATGCATTTGAAGAGTACATGAAGGGCACACGATTTGCACCCTTAGTTGCACATGGCAATGCTAAAGTCAATGCTGACGACATTAACAAGCACATTGAAGAAAATTATAAAGGTTCTTGCATCATCACCGTTGGCGCTAATGTTCGCGGAGTGACGGCAGAAAAAGTTGATACTATCATCAATTGTGCAGAAGGTAGCAGTATCGAATTCTGGACACAATTTGCGTTCAGGGGAGGATCTGGCGAGCATAATTGGCGGGTTATTGACTTCTGTCCGCAACGTTGTTTGGAATCTCTCAGACAGACATTTGTTGCTGCTTGTGATACATCACCCGAAGTTGCAGAGTATGATTTTGTCGATTACGTTGCTATCACTGAATGGAACGAACAGTTCACTACACTTAGTGCCGAATCTGTTAATGAGATTCTGGCAGCAGACGTAGGTAATGCTATCCGCCTGGTATCTGGTCTCGTCAGTACCATGAACTTTGACAATCTTCGTGACCTTGACTTTAATCTCAATCTAAAACCTGCTGATGGCAATGTTGCTAAGAGTATTCTACTTAATGACAATAATGCTAACGGCAAGTCAAATTGGGTTTATCAGAGTCAATTAACCAAATCAGAAAAGGATGAGATTTACGCTAAGATTGACACCGTTAAATCTATTCTTGAGCGTATCCCCCTTGTTCTCTATCATGCCATTCATTCTGAGCAGGTTATGAACAACATTGATTCTGTAATTAGTTCTTCTCACTATCAACCTGTAACCATGGACGAAGAGAACATCTTGCAAATGACATTGCAGCATAATGTTATCAACCGTGAATCTTTGAGCAATCGTATTAGTAAAGCATACGTTGATGTTCAACATTCTATCAATCAAGACGATATGCGAACACTTGCTGAACTGTCGCAATCAACTCAATCACAGCAGTTGATTCCTGTAGAATTGTTTGAACAACTGATTGAAGTATGAACATCCTAATCATTGGCGATCCCACTGGTGTCCATAGTAAAATTGCCCTGCGTAAATACAAGGCAGAGAATATCACCGTGTGGGAGAATGATTCTCGTCACATCTATACAATCAAACAGATTTGTGATAGAATAAATGTAACTACTGACCTTGATTCCCTTAACAAAATGTACTTTGATGTTGTAATTGGCAACCCACCTTATTCAGATAGGTCTCAAACTAATTGCGCTGCGGTTGGTGGTAGTGGTAAAAGTTTGGATGATAAGTTTACACTTAAGAGCATGACTCTTGCAAACAGAGTCAAGTTGATTATTCGTGCAAAAGAGTTCAGTCGGGCAAATTCTAAGTTCAAGCAACAACTTTTTGCTGGCAATCACTTGCGATCGATTACTCACCTTGACAAAAGTACGTTCCCAACTATTCAAAACACCGTCACTTGTATTATTGACTGGGACATTGATTATGTCGGTGAGACTGTTATCACATATGAGGATGGTACAGTTATGAGTAAGTTGCTGGACAAAGAATCGGTGGTCAAGTTGAACAACCCTGATTATGTTGCTGAGGTTGATTATAACATGAGGTATCGTTATTTGAGAGGCAAAATTCCCAGACATCAAATCAACGACAATGAAGGTACAAGAATTGTTGAGATTATGGGTAAAGGTGACACACCAATTATTCGTAACACACTATCAACACCCACAGTCGGATTGAATGAGTATGGTGTTATTATGAACTATAATTCATCATGGGATGGATTCGATAAGATGTATGTAAAAGAGTTAGATATCTGCTTAAGTGAGAGCATGATTATGTTAAAAACAGAGTCAGATGAGGAGAGTCAGAGATTGATTGAACACCTTGAATCTGATGAGATTGTGACACTGTTGAAAGGATTAAAATCTGGGTTTAGTAACAGTGCTAGAATATTTGCAATGATCCCCGATATGGTGTGACAGAAAATAAGTGTCACACTCCCCTCGCTATGGGGTCTGCTTTCATGTATAGTTAAAGGGTCAGCGGAACTCACTATGAAATTTCAAGTCATTCGCCCCTTTTCCGTCTCCGTTAAGGGTCGTCGCACCGAGTACAAGATGGGTCAGCGTATCAGTGAGGCAGCATACCGCCGTTTGACTAAGACTCAGCAGGGTCGGTTCTTGTCTGCCCGTGCTGCTGCTGGTCGCGTTCCCTATACTCGCGAAGAAGTTCTTTGCATTGTCAAAGCATATCTTCAGAACGACAATCGCTTATTTGTTCGTGACGCATTTCAGCAGCAATTTCCCAACAGCAAGCACACTGGTGACAGCATTATGTTTCAAGCATGTTTGCTTGAAAACCTTGATAACACAAAACCCGGTCAGTCTGGATCATACCATCTCACCGACCTTGTGATTCAGGTTGCTCAGGAGATTGATTCTGAGCGATTCTGTGATTCTGTCGATTCAAAACTTGATGCTCTTCTTGCATTGATTCGCGCTTGAATTTCACTCTCTAATATGTTATCATTGAGTCAGTATTTTGTCTCTTTTTATGTCTAAAAAGAATAAGCATAATGAAAACGTAGGGTCAGACATTGAAAGGTCTGATGAAAGAATTGGTGAAACTGGTGAGGTATTCACACCGGCAGAACTTTGTGCCTCTATGGTATCAGACATTCCTGAATCTACCCTGAAAAATCCTAAAAGCACATTTATTGACAACTCGGCAGGGTCAGGGAACTTCCTACTAGCATTGCAGACAGAATTATTGAAATATCACTCTTTATCACACATCAACGATAATATACTCTATGGAGTAGAACTTATGGAAGATAATCATGCAGAAATGTGCAATAGACTAGGTGTTTCGGTTGATCATCCACATTTTGTGTGTGCAAATGCCTTAAAATATGATTATTCTTTCGGGGAACCTGTCGGATTGGAAGCGTTCATGTGACAGTTGATTGAACTGTCCACCATCGCTTGATTTCTCCCCTGTTCCGTGCCATACTAACAGTATGCAAAACACACACCTTCAACACCCCGAAGATTCTATCCTGACGGGTGATCTTTCTGTTCTTGATTGGTTCCTTTCTAATGGTGAAATCTCTGCGAAGATCGATGGCGCTCCTGCGATTGTATGGGGTACGAATCCGCAGACAGGTCGATTCTTTGTTGGTACAAAATCGGTCTTTAACAAGAAACTTATCAAGATTAACGAAAGTCATCGGGACATTGACGTTAATCATTCTGGCAATGTTGCTGATATATTACATCATTGCTTTGATTGTCTTCCTAGTTTCGACGGGATTATTCAAGGTGATTTTATTGGGTTTGGTGGTGATGATACTTTCTGCCCCAATACGATCACTTATGTCTTTGATGAAATAATTCATCAGGAGATTATCATCGCACCTCATACATTGTATGCAACTGATGGTGAAATGAAAGATGCCTATGTCATCAATGACATGGTAGATATGGAGATCTTTGATGATACTGAGTCGTGTAAGTTTGTCCAACCTGAGTGTTGGCAAGTCGATGAAGATTTTGATGAGATTGTTGGTTTCGCCCGTCAGATGGCACAGTTGGTAACATTTGCTGATAAGAAAGAGGCAACAGAACTTAAAGTAGCACTGAACAAGTGTATTCGTGAAGGTCGTGAAGTTGTGCCTGAAACATTCAACAACTCTCGTTTGATTAGTTACTGGTTCTTGATTAAATCTATCAAAGATGACATGTTGTTTTTGATGCGTAACAACGGACCTAAAGCATACATCAATGACCGTCAATGTGGTGGCGAGGGTTATGTCAAGATCAACAATCATGGCATGTTCAAACTTGTCAACCGAGAGCAATTCTCACATGCAAACTTCAACAACGGGAGATTCGCAAATGTTTGATTACACCAAAGAACAATTGATTGATGCACTTGTTCATGAGTGGGAATATCTTTGCCACGATGATCCTGACCCTGACGATGATACTCCAGAAGAATATCGTTTAAAATTGGAATGTTATTCATTAGAAGATTTAATCGAAGAAACATCAACCGGAGAAGGTTACACTCTCGACGAGTTTATGGAGAACCATGGATGATACTTAGTGATTTTTCCATATCGAGAGCGTCGGGGATGACGTAACACCCGTTCCCGATAGAATTATGCAAAAAACAGGTCTTTGCTCTAGTGGTGGCAACGGTTCTCAAGATAGGACAGCAGGGATGGCACAGCATACCACCAACCAAAGCAAACCAGTTGCCGAACTGGTCTAGTACCGGTTGATCTCGCTTCAAAATCGTGTATATTAAGAGAGTCAAAGGAATTCAACCGATGCGAACCATCACCAAAGCACAAGCACTGGAGCAGTTTCGTTACAATTGGAAATGTGACACTAAGGGCACAAAAATGGCGACTGATTCAATCGCTAAGCGTTTGGCATGGTCATACTTTACTGATGCACTTTGCAAGGAAGGTTACATCACCATGAAAAAGTATGAGTCATGGTCTAACCCTTTTTGAACGCAATTTATTCCAACATCCATCACAAAAATTTTATTATGACCTTCTGTGCTCCACAACTCAAAACAGAATATCTCACCGAATGTTTGCTTGAGGTTGTGAATAATCAATGGTATGTTAATGCAGTTGAATCTGGACGTAGTTCTTATTCTAAGTTAGAATATAGTGTAAGTAGAAAATATATCAAGGTGAATCAATTTAGAATTCATCCAGATGGTAGTTTTTCAAATAACGGTGTGTTCATGTTCATCGATAAAGAGTCTGGTGCATGTTACAAACCAAAATCATATAGAGGACCATCAGATGGTATTCGATTCCAAATTGAGCAGTTAGTTGATCAACCTGAAATCGTTGATCCTTATGGTTCATTCCTTTATCATTATGCAGCACAGAACATTTACAGATGAAGATTGACACCGTTGGCAGAATCATAGGATCATTTCTTGTGGTCACTGCATATTTCATCATTCTACATGTGAACTTATCATTAGGAGTGATTATGCAGTTTGTTGGTGATGCTATCTCTGTGCCATTCTTCATCAGAACAAAATCATGGGACGTGGTAATCATGCTCACGTTCTTGTTAATCATCTCATCCACTAAACTCATTCCTGTATCATGATTAAAAAGGGTAGTAATCATTCACCAGTTCAGGTCAATTTGGGTAAGTATGATTATAATGTATGGGTGTATTCATCTAGCAAAATGGGAGATGATGGAGTCATTCGTCATCACTATAAAACATTCCGTCAAAAGTATGTTCGTTACACTGATGCCGAAGATGCTGGATGGGGTTACATCAACTCCCGTAAAACAATGCAAGCATGGAGAGGATCAATTCGTTCGTTCGATGAGGCATTAGCATCATGAAATGGGAAGTTAAGTTGTACGTCGGTGGCAAAGTATTCACTGAAGAAGTTTATGCTACCAATTATAGTGATGCAAAAGAAACAGCCTGCGCTCGCAATCCTAAGGCAAAAGTAATAGGAGTCAATCCAATCGTGGGAAGTTAGCATCATTTAGTGATTTTTCCATATCGGGAGTTGCGGGGATGACGTAACAC